AAATCGGCTAAGCCATTTCGTGTGTTGGCTATTACAAAGACACTATCAGAAATGACCCGTAAGATCCAATGCATGGAATATTATCCAGAACTCTATGTATCAGATGATGGCACGGTGCCAAGTATTGATTATACGAATCATGGTGCATCTGATATTCAATCAGTAGGGTTAGTGAGCGATGTCTATGGTACTAATGGCATCATGTATTCACGTATAGGTGTAACGTGGCAGTTACCTCGCGATGGAAAAGTCTCAAACGTAGTCGTGAATTACCGAAACGTAAAAAGCGATACGTGGACATATATCGGAAACTACCCAGCGTCCACAAATACTACCACAATATCCGATGTGCTGCTAGGCGCGAACTATGAAGTACGCGTGCAGGCAATTAATGAGTTAGGACAGTTAACTACTGGCGTAACAAAATCTATAGCCATACCTAAGATGCAAGCACCTGAGGATGTGCAAAATTTGCACGTACTCAGTCGATATAATCAGACTGCCGATAAAAGTGTTTACTATGACTTACAAGTGCTATTTGACCAGCCTAGTAATCCTGCCAATTTCGATGTGGCGGAGATTTGGTATCTCTTAAAGTCGAAGAGCGGAAAGCCTGTAGCGGGGCAAGAATGGCAGTATGCTGGCAGTAGTAATAGTCAGGTTATTATCAAATCATTAGGCCCTGGTGAGGAATATCGAATCAAAGCAATTTCGGTTGATCGATTTGGCAACAGGGCAGAAACAGCTCAAATGGTTGATGTGATAGTCAAACCAATGGATGCGGTACCCGATATGCCTAGTAATTTCGGTATTACTTTCAGCAGAAATGCCACCGCATCATGGGATGAGGTACTGAATGCTGACGTCGACTATTACGAATTACGTACCGATAATAATCCTGGTAAAGATACGAATACTTTATTGGCAAGAGTTAAAGGTACATCTGCTGTACTTACCTTATCTAAACGAGCGGATACTGTTTATTTATATGCTCGCAGCACGTTGGGCAAATACTCGACTGCAGCAACATACGAGTATAACGTTCCGCAGTTGGCCGCGCCTGAGCTTGTAGTAAAAAGCCAGTTAGGGGGATTTAATCTTTATTTCTCAACTAAGCCAGCACAAGCATACGCAATCAGATGCCACGTGATCGGAGATGAACGTACTGATGATTTTGAAACTACTAGCACCATGCTGACGTATTCGAACTCAGCCGGAATATATCGGATACGTTGCTCGTTTGTGGATGTGTTCGGAGATGGACTCGTTAACGAGAAGCAAGTCGTGATTAAGACACAAATTGATGCTAGCTTGCTAGACCTTGAGTCTCTCGGGCTGAATAAAGTTGATGAACGAATTAAGGAACTTGATAAGAAATTCAATAAGAATTCTGAAGAGACCACTAGAAGAATTACGAATTTGGCGTCACATACGGAATCTCGCATTACTGAGTTAGCTGGTAGCATCGATTTACAAGTTAAAAAAAGTATTGGCGAGATTGATGGTGGCGAGTTGGTATCTCGCATTAACCTCAGTCAGTCCGGAGTATACATTGCGGGGAAATTGATTCACATCACTGGAGCGACTAAGTTCGATGATAACGTCATTGTTAATAAGATGATTCAGGCTAACGCAGTCACCGCCGATAAATTACATGTTGAAAATTTAGCGGCGGTGTCCAGTACAATTGGGTTACTTCGTTCGAGAGAGACCGGTGCTCGTGTTGAGATTCAAGATAATCTTATTACAGGTTTTGATGATGACAATAACCCTCGGATTAAACTTGGGTGCTGGTAGGAGGTATTATGGAACCGCATGTATTAGCTTATGATGCTAACGGCAATATCATACTAAATCTCAAGGAAAGGCTTACACGTATCGAGGGACGGATGTATGTATCTGACATCCCTAATCGACGTCAACAAATTACTGTGAATGGATTGCAGCCTGGGCAACATGTCTGGGCTGCAGCCATGGGACAGTACTTGGTGGCAGAGGTTAGGGGCAATATCATAACATATTACTTTGCCGTGTCCCAGGATGAATATAATATTAATCGTCAATTTAAGGATCTTACGTATGAAGGGTGGCTGGCGTATGGAATTTATTAACATCCAAAATAAAGAAGGCGTCACGATTATAAACGATACCTATGACAATCTAGTATATCTTAGTTTTCCTAAACAAAAAGAGGCAGTTCTCTACACCGGGACAATGAGGGGGATAACGCCAACGGTTCAAATCCCGCTCAAGCCTGTAACTTACGCACCTATGTTGGTGCCTACGAGTAAATTCCAATACGGATATATTGCAGGGGAAGCTAATGTAATCCAGGTCTTTTATATTACTAATCGCATATATCATGGCGATGCACCTCTTATCGCAGTATCGGTTCCGCAAGGATATGAATTCGCAGCTCAGTGGGTCCATAAACGTCGTGAGCAATTAATGGTACTGATAGTGGATGTAATTAAGCCAGGCGAAAAGGTAACGCAAGCAATGGTTGATGAAGTAAAAGCTGGCATCAAGTTCTACTGCTTCGGTTATTTCGAGGATGTTACGGCTAATGCAGACACGCCTCGTATTCGATTTGTTGATAAGGTAGGAAGTAGTAAGCCTAATACAGCATTGCAAGTTCTTGGTCGTCACAAATATTATAAAGCGTCTTGGGCAACAGATTACAATCTGCAGAACGATGTGATATATGATAGCCGCATCAGGTACCTACGCATAATCGATCACTATGCGCATGATTGGTATAACCAGTTATCAAACTACGTTCCGGATACTTTTACAAACATGGCCCGTGATCCAAAGACTTATGGCGTCAAGGTTGCGATTATACCCATGTCTGTAATCGATGTATCCGTTTGGGGGCCCAATATCAATAACGGAGATAAAAAGTCACACACGGGGCGAGTGTGGCAAACGTTCAGATTTCACGATGAGAGTACCGTATCGCTGAAATCGTATCAGTTCATTGATTGGAATACAGTCACCACGTATCCTGTAGGTTGCTCGGGTAAGACTACATCTCAGTATTTGGTAGTCGATGTGACCGGGTACGACAAACAAGGTATGATTCCATTCAATTAAGGGAGATGATAAGTAATGAATGTAAAGGATATAGACCTCAATATTGGCGAGGATTTCGGGATAGTTTACGCAGTCCAAGATGACAATGTGGATTTGACTGGATTCAAGTCGGTATTCGCCATACGAAAGCGAGCAAGTGGTCCGCTTGTTATTAAAGTGCAAGGGGTAGCATCTGGGAAGATTGCGACATTCAATATTTCCGGAAAGGATACCCTAGAAATCAAGTCCTTTGGTGAGCATGTGTATGATGCTTTTGCATATAAGGAATCGGAGCCTAGCCGATATTACAAGCTGGGCATGGGGGTAGTCAACATAATTCAGGATGTGGCCATGCATGATTAGAGGAGGAATGTATTATGCAAAACGAAGCGTTACCAGTAAGATTTGAAGGTCCGATTAAAGTAGAGGCGGAAGTAAAAGCAACCATGGTAGGCAATAACGGGAAAAGTGCTTATGAAATTGCTTTAGCACATGGATTCGTAGGAACCGAGGCGGAGTGGTTGGAATCCTTAAAAGTGAAGATGCCTAACTTATCAGGCGTTGTTTCAGCACTTCAAGGTAAGAATATCCTTATTAATAGTGGTACCCTTGAAGCGATATTATCTGCTATTGTCCATGCATTGGCTGAGCAACCTTATGCACCACTTACTTTTAACGAGCCAAGAAAAGGGGATACGGAAGTTCGAGTATCTGGACAAGATGGCTTTAAAGTTCGAGTGCGCGGTGAGGAAGAAGCTGTTGAAATCCAATCTGGGAGTGCAACTATTAAAATTCAGCCTTATGGCGCAGATGATATTTATGTTGAATATCTTAACTTAATTGAGCACGTCGTTGATACTGTTAAAATCAAAGGTCTTTTTGAATTCAATCCGGAAACGGCCACAGAGATCTTGCCTAAGCAGTTCTATGGCCGTAGCGATTTGGAAGGTGAACTCACTTGTCCGAATGTTGTTAAAGTTGGTGCATTAGCATTCGTTGGAACCGAGCACAATATTATCAATTTACCTAAGGCCACTGATATTGATAGGGATGCTTTCGCTAACAGTTCTCTTGCCGTAATCAATATCCCCGCATTTGTATGGGCAGATGATAACCTTGATTTAAAATCTTATGACCTCATTAGGGTTAATAAAATGACTGTTAGCGAGGAATCTCATCCGCCACGAAATGTTATGATGCAGAGAATTTCATTAGAGGTCTACAATCCAGACCATACTAAAAAATGGAATCTTTATAACGAGAAATGGGAGAAAACGGAGGCCTAAATGGACGAAATTAGATTATTGCTAATGGACTTCGGAATACCTCCATATTTTGCGGATATTGGCTTTTGGGTGACCCTCTTGGGTGTCATCTGGGCTGCTCTGCGGGGTTCGTTTCGTGCGATGGTGTGGTTCTTAGAACATACCTCGTTAGTTGCGGTTAAGCAAGAATTAGATGACCATTTGGCTCGGCGCCTGGATAAGCAGCGTAAGGACTATGACGATAAGTTATCCGATGCAATCAACAGTATTGCTGATTTAACAAAAAGTAATCAGGAAATACTAAAGCAATTGGTCAAGTTGGAAGAACGAGATGCAGCGAAATTTCACCGGCTTAATAACCTTGAAACCACAGTTCAAAGTCTGAGTACTGAACTGATGCATATCCAAGTTCTAAACAATATGCCAATAGGAAGAAGTATCACACTTAACACGGACGATATAGGAGGTGACTGATAATGAAATATCAAATCATGAACCGACTGAAATCTGTATATAGTTCTATTCGTGTTGCTAACATTAGACCTACTGGAGTACTAGCGACACGGATTCTAGTGCTTGTTATGCTAATTCCTATTTGGTTAGTCATAACAGAGTATGTTATGGCATTTGCTAGGGGTTATGTATCAAGTGAAACTAATAAGTTGATTGATGTTGGGCTCAATATTATTGACCACATATTCATTCCTAGCGTATTGACGGCCGTAGTAGGCTTCCTAGGCCTTTGGTTGGATAGAAACAATAATGGTGTCCCTGATAAATTAGAAGGAGGTAGTAGTAATGACGAAAATATTTATAAATCCAGGTCATGATATTGACCTGGACTCTGGAGCAGTAAATCCTAACACAGGACGTCGTGAATGCGACGTTGCTCGTGATGCGGGTAAGTTATTGGCTTGTTATTTACAAACAGCAGGATGCGAAGTTAGAACTTTACAGAATGATGACCTAGGTCTTGTATGTGAAACTTCTAATGAATGGGGAGCGGATATATTTGTGTCTCTGCACTGCAATGCTTTTAACACTCAAGCTAGGGGTACAGAAACACTTTATAAGTCCTTTAATGGGCAACGGCTAGCGAAGGCCATCCAATCGCAAATCATCCGTAGTATTAATACGGTTGATCGTGGTGTAAAAGAACGGCAAGATTTATGGGTGCTAAACGGCACGGATGCAACAGCCGTGTTAGTTGAAATGGCATTCATAGACAATGATGATGATTTAGAACTACTTAATAATGGCCTTGATACTATTGTGCGTGCTATCGCAAGGGGCATTACGGATTATGCAACAGGAGGGGTATGATGTATGACAAAATCAAAATTTTATTTAATAACCCTACTTACCGCTATATTATTATCGGTGGTATTGGGCTCGTCATCTGTCTTTGCCTCGGATATATCTTCTACCAGCCAAACGGAAGCGATTATCAGCGTGCCCGTGAGTCAGTGGAACGAATTGAAAAGCAACAACGAGAAAGCCTTGAGCTTAATAGAAGCGTCCAACGTTCCATTGACAGAAGCGCAGACCTTAGTCGTGAAGCAGCGACAAGAATTGAACGAAGCTCACAATACAATCAACAAATTGGAGAACGAATTAACGCAAGCCAAACTTCAATCAATGAAACAAGAAATTGTCTTGTCCGAAATGCAGAACTCTTTGACAGAGTTGAAAGGGCAAATCGACAACGACAAGAGAACAATCAAACGCTTACGAATGCAACGGAACCTATCCCAAATACTGGGAGCGGGTGCGACAATCGGAGTAGTAATTCATCGATGACTGAGAGGTGATCCAAGCATCTCCTGAGCATGAGCAGGCGGACTCATGGATTGACTATAATAATGTAAAAGGCCTTACTGGGAATATGTCCTGGTAAGGTCTTTTTTTTGTGTAAAAAATTAAAAAAAAGTACTTGCAAATACATCGTATTCGATGTATAATAAAGACAAAGATAAGGGAGTTATTAAAAGGAGCACCTATCATGAGCAAGTATGGCGAATTCATTAAAAGCGTAAAAGAATCTCAATTGACTAAATTCTTTGGAGAAGTGAAGCATACTTCTAACAAATATTTCAAATTCAATCATGTTATTAGCGACGATGAAATCATCATCGTAACTAACAATGTGAAGTTCATTAAAGGTAACCCTGTTTTAGTGATCGATAATAACAAAGTTGTATACCTAAAGGAATGGAATGTTGCAGAGGTTCGCAACTATAATAAAGACCTTTACGCATTTGCAGTTAAATTAAACCGTAAATACTGGAAGGAATATACTTTCAAAAATGATTTTGATGATATGTGTTTCGAGCAAGCTGACACATTTGATAGCTTGAAAGCAGTAGCGGAAATGCAAAATGACACAGAAATCGCATTAGGTTGGGGAAAATAAGGAGGTATTTATGAAATTCAATGACGTTATGACCTCCGCAGAAGCTGCGGAACGTTGGAAGATAAGTCCTGTTACAGTGAAGCAGGCGTGCTCCGGTCAACGGAACACGCCACCGCGATTCACATCAGAGGAGTGCAGAAAGGCAAAAGGAACCTGGCTAGTATCTCGCCAGGGTATGGAACGATTGTATGGGGAGGAACCTAAAATGTTAAAAGTATATAGCTTAAATGCAAAGAAACCTTGGTTCATGGGAACCGCAGAAACATATAAGGAAGCATGGGACATGATATATGAGCGTGAGATGCGCCAATCTCCTTGCATTGGCAAGTGGGACAAGGCCGCATGGGATGAAGGCGATATGGAAGAAGAATTTCCTGATTTCGTATGGCCGGAAGGTGTTGATTACGTTTGGACGGCTGATTGGATAGCTGAAGTCATTCTCGATCCGAAAGAATACAACGAAGAAGGTGTAAGAGGTCTTATCGACGATTTGATGCTATCTTACAAAATTGAAGAAGTTTAGTTATTTTATAAAAGACCTTACTAGGTTGTATCCATAGTAAGGTCTTTTTTTTGCTTATAAATAGTAATTGCAGATAAAATAAAATTATGGTGTAATTAGGGTAATAATAGGAGGTGGGAGTAATGCTGAAAGTATTTAACAAGGACCCACATTTCATGAGGGATGCAGTAATTGTAGATAACTACGCTGCTGCATGGGATATAATATGCTCCATGCAGCAGAAGCTAGGGCAAGGCATACTTCTTGTTGGCAGAGAAACTTGGGAAGAATTGGGCTTAGCTGAATCCTTTCCTGATTTTGTTTGGGAAGAAAATGTAAAAGCGGTCTATATTAATAGTGATAAAACCTTACTAATTCCTGCTCCGTCAAAGTATAATCGCGCCAACGTCTTAAAGCTCATTAGGTCCTTTGGACTTCACTATTCTATTCGAGAAATATAG